ATGATAATCAAGACTACAATAATAAGATATTTGATGATAGCTCTAGCAGCATTTGTATTAGGTACATTCTTCCCCAATCCAGTCGCCAAGAACAAGGCTCAGGGTGAAGCAATAACCTGGGCCAAGAAAATAGGGTTCGGACCTCCAAGGTTCGAATACTCAAACGACAAAGAATTCATATCCTCCCTTACCCACTGCATCAATTATCTCAATTTTAATATCCCAAGACGTCAAAGAGTAAATACAGAATTAATAATAGCTCAAGCTGTTGTTGAGAGTGACTATGGAAGATCAAGGTTCGCGCGCGAGGGACACAATCTATTTGGTATAAGAGTATGGTCAAAGGAAGGAATGTTGCCTTTATTACAACCTAGTACAATAGATTGGCGCGTAAGAGTCTTTAAAAACAAGTGTGAATCTGTTAAGTATTACATAGAAATTCTTAATACAAAAAGAGTATATGCAGAATTTAGAAGGGTTAGAGAGATGACATTGAATAGAAATCCTATTGCAATGGCTAAAACTTTGGATAACTTTTCTACAAATAAACAATATGAGAAACATGTTATTGAGGTTATTATAAAATTAAGAAATGAATCTAAGTAAAAGTTTTACATTAAATGAACTAACAAAGTCACAAGAAGCTTTAAGACTTGGTATAGATAATACACCAAGTGATGAACATATATCTAATTTAAAAATACTTTGTGAAAAGATACTACAACCATTAAGAGATTTTTATGGAATGCCAGTATCCGTGAGCTCTGGTTATAGATCAGCAGAACTTTGCAAGGCTATCGGATCAAGTTCCACGAGCCAGCACACGCGCGGGGAAGCAGCAGACTTTGAGATATTTGGTGTAGCTAATAAAACTTTAGCTGAGTTTATTGTAGCTAACTTAGACTTTGATCAATGTATACTTGAGTTTTGGAATGAAAATGAACCTAATAGTGGATGGGTGCATTGCAGTTATTCAAGTAAATACAATAGAAGACAATACTTGAAGGCAGAGAAGGTAAATGGTAAAATTGTTTATTCACCAATATTTTAATTATGGCTATAGGAAGATCACAAATACCACAACAGATTGAAGGCAAAATAAGAGGTGCTAAACCATCACGAGCCATGCTTGCAGCTAAAAGAAAAAAGGTTAAAAAATAATGGGTAAACTTTGTCCAAAAGGAAAAGCAGCAGCAAAAAGAAAATTTAAAGTATATCCAAGTGCGTATGCTAACATGTATGCATCTGCAGTTTGTTCTGGAAAAATAGTTCCAGGGGGTAAAAATAAATCTCAACAAAGAAAAGAAGTTTCTAATTATATGCAAGGTGGAATTGCAAAAGGTTGTGGAGATATAATGGACGATAGAAGAAAAGTAACTAAAAAATCTTAAAATGAGTTTACGTAAATGGGTTCAAGAGAAATGGGTAGACATTGGAGCTAAACGTAAAGATGGCTCTTTTGCCCCTTGTGGTAGATCTAAAGGTGAAAAAAGAAAAGGATACCCTAAATGTGTTCCATTAGCTAAAGCTAGGGCTATGTCAGAAGGTCAAAGAAGATCAGCAGTCACAAGAAAAAGGGCAGCAGGTAATATAGGACCAAAGCCCACAAACGTAAGTACATTTACTAAGAAGTATTATGGTGGTATGATTAACGTAGGAGATTAATTATGGGTACACATAAAAAAAAAGTAGAAATGTTAAAAGTAAAACCAACAATTAAAGGTAAACCAGTTGGTGAAGATGTAAAACCGGGAACAGTAGTTCCTAAAATGTCTATCGGTGGTGATGTTTTTATTCCAAGAGGTCAAAAAGACTTTCAAGTTAAAAAACAATTTTCTAGGATTAGATAAGGTTATGACCTATGGCTACATCTGGAACAACAACATTTAATTTAGATATTGATGATGTTATTGAAGAATCTTTTGAAAGATGTGGCATCCGTAATACTAAAGGTTACGATTTAAAATCATCAAGAAGAAGTTTAAATTTATTATTTTCTGAATGGGGAAACAGAGGTATTCACCTTTGGAAAGTAGAACTTAAAAATCAATTATTAACTGCAGGAACAATTACTTATTCTACACCTTCTGATTGTAGTGATGTATTAGAAGCATATGTTTCAACTTCTGAATCTATTACTTCAAGCACCCAAGACGTGTCATTAACTAAAATTGATAGATCTGCATACTCTGCACTTCCTAATAAAGGTCAAACAGGGCAACCCTCACAATATTACGTAGATAGACAGATAACTCCTACTATTAGTTTATATCTGGCTCCAGACACTATAACTTATACATATTTAAAATATTATTACATTCAAAGAATTCAAGATGCGGGTTCTTATACTAATCAAGCAGATTTACCTTATAGATTTTTACCATGTATGGTTTCTGGACTTGCTTTTTACTTATCACAAAAATATGCACCAGAAAGAATACAAGCATTAAAATTATTATATGAGGATGAATTAGAAAGAGCTTTACAAGAAGATGGTCAAAGAACATCTTTATATATCTCACCATTTACTTATTTTGGAGATAGATACTAATGGTATTTGCAAGAGGTAAAAGATCATTAGCTATATCAGATAGATCAGGAATGCAGTTTCCTTATCTTGAAATGGTAAAAGAGTGGAATGGTTCTATTGTACATATATCTGAATATGAATCTAAACAACCACAATTAGACCCACCTTACCACCCTGCTGATCCACAAGGTTTAAAAAGACCAAGAGCAGATGTAAGACCAGGTGGTGGAGTTTTAGTTCAATTAGATTTGTATTATTGGCCAGGTCAGTTTGTTACTGAAACAAATAGCATGCAACCTGGAATAAGTGGAGATATTATTAATACTAGAAGATCAGCTTATAGTGCCGTTGGAAATGTAACTATTGATATAACATGACATACGCAGAATTAGTACAAAAAATTAGAGATTATACAGAAGTAGGATCTGAGGTTTTAACATCTACTATTGTTAATGGTTTTATTAGAGATTCTGAATTTAAAATATTTAGAGAAGCAGATGCAGACTACGCGCGCGAGTACGCGACTTCTACATTTACAACTAATAATAAATATGTAGCTTTACCAAATGCTTCAGGATCCTCAGGAACTAATACATCAAGAATAGCACTAGTTGTTAGATCCGTTGTTGCTACAAATAGTTCTTCTGTTCAAGTATCATTAGAACCAAGAGATGACACATTTATAACTGAATATAACTCAACAGGTGCGACAGGATTTCCTAAATATTATGCAATGTTTAGAGAAAATGCTATTGAAGTAGCTCCTACACCAGATGCAGCTTATGTTGTTTCATTAGATTATATTTATACACCGGATGGATTAAGTGTTACAAATACTGAAACTTACGTAAGCGTAAATGCCCCCGAACTATTATTATACGCATGTTTATTGGAAGCTTTTGCATACTTAAAAGGACCTATGGATATGTACAAACTATATCAAGAGAAGTATAATGAAGCATTACAAGGATTTGCGTTAGAACAAACGGGTAGAAGACGCAGAGACGAATTTCAGGATGGTACGTTACGTCTTAAACTTAACTCACCATCCCCATAACAACTATAAGGAGTACAATATATGGCAATAACACAAGCAGTGTGCAACACATTTAAGACAGAACTTTTAGGTGCAGTACATGATTTCGATTCAGGTTCAGGACAAGCTTTTAAATTAGCATTATATACATCAGCTGCTAACTTATCCGCAGCTACTACAGCTTATACAGCTACAGGAGAAGTTGCTAACTCAGGACAATATGCAGCGACTGGTGGAATTTTACAAAGTCAAACAGTATCACTTGATAGTTCTGTTGGTATAGTAGATTTTGCAGATTTATCTTTTACAGGAGTTACATTAACTGCTAGAGGAGCATTAATTTATAATACATCTGCTTCTAACAAAGCAGTTTGCGTATTAGATTTTGGTGCAGATAAAACAGCAACATCAGGAACATTTACAATAGTATTTCCAGCATTTACATCAGCAGCAGCTATATTAAGAATCGCTTAATTTAAGGAGAGCCAGGTGGCAAATATTATATTTATAATAACACCACTTGGCTTTGCCATATTAGGAGAACAATAATATGGTTGAATTTATAGTCACAGTCCCCGCAGGTACAGGTGGTGGTTATTATATTGATGGTGTTCAAAAACCTATCATCCCAATTGCAACAGGCGAAACTTATAGGTTTAATCAAAACGCTGCTAATAATAACGGTCATCCATTAATTCTTTCTACTACAACAAGCACCGCAGGAATTATTTCAACAGGTGTAAGTTATTATTTAGATGGTGCATCTAATGCTACCAATTATAGAAACACATCTCTATTTAATG